AGCACCGTCCGCTCCAGTTGCACCTATAGCACCTATAGCGCCGTCCGCTCCAGTTGCACCGTCCGCGCCAGTTGCACCCATGGCACCTGCAGCACCGTCCGCGCCAGTTGCACCCATGGCACCTGTTGCACCATCCGGTCCTTGTAGTGTAGCTTCATTGATGATATCTCCAACGAACTTATATGTATTATTAATGGGTCCAGTGTTACCGGCAACTCCTGGGCCTACATAGAGGAATAAGTTTCCACCGTACACCAAGACGAACTGACCAACTGCGTCAATGGGTCCAGCAAATCCAAAGTTTGCGTACATTGTACTCATATCAGGTAAGTCCGTATCCGTCGCAACCGTTGTGAATATTTTAAATCCGAGTCCAGCGTCACCTTTATCGCCTGGAGCTCCGCCTGTACCAGTGGGTCCTGCTTCGCCAGTGGGACCAATTGCACCTGTAGATCCGGTTGCACCGACCTGGCCCGTAGGACCGGTATAACCCGTTGCACCAACTTGTCCGGTAGGACCGGTTGGACCGGTTTGACCCGTGGGGCCAGTCTGTCCAGTTTGACCCGTGGGACCTGTCTGACCAGTGGATCCGGTGGGACCTGTGCATCCAGTGGAACCAGTGGCTCCAGTGGGGCCAGTCTGTCCAGTTGGACCTGTACTACCAGTTGAACCAGTTTGACCCGTGGGACCGGTTTGACCGGTGGATCCGGTGGGTCCCGTGGGACCCGTAGAACCAGTGGCTCCAGTGGGGCCGGTGGGTCCAGTGGGACCCGTGCACCCTGTTGTTCCGGTAGAACCGGTGGGACCAGTTGGACCAGTGGGACCAGTTTGGCCAGTGGGACCAGTTGGACCAGTTGGACCAGTTTGACCAGTGGAACCTGTGGGACCAGTAAGACCAGTTGGGCCCGTAGCACCAGTGGGACCAGTTGGACCCGTCTGTCCAGTTTGACCAGTTGGGCCAGTAGGTCCCGTTGGGCCAGTGGATCCAGTTGCACCATTTTGAAATGATAGCGTCGTATGTACGTGAGATGGATTGCTACCATTAAAATAAATACCGGTCGTCACGCTGGTTGTATTTCCTGCCGGTTGCACAATGTATAACTCGATTTTGATGGGGCACAAAACTGAAGGGATCAATGTAATCGGGATGTATGGTGACAGCGTGACCAATTGTATATCGAGGGAGGTTGCGATATTGGTCAAATCGTCGGCACCATCGTAGATAAGAACTTGTGCGTTTCCATTGGTTACATCCAAATAATAAATTTTCGAATACATGTAAATGGGATTATTGATCGATTTCACTTGAGTGTAAATATTCAGGTCCCATAATCCGGCATTAATAACAGTCGACCCACAAGCACCGGTTTCGGTCAAATATGATCCCACGAAACGCGGCCCGTGATCCGCTGCACCAGAAAATGCATACATCATTCGAGTTTGCACAGTTGTTGGAACTGTGCCCAACGCACCAGACAAGTCGGGAATTGTAAACTGATCCGACGGCGCCGAACTGTTGCTAAAAAACAAGGTTAGTCCAGTTGACGACCCAACCTCGCCTCTCGGACCGGTGGGACCGTGATCACCAGTGGGTCCGTGTGCCCCGGTCGTGCCTTGTAAAAATTCGTCATTTGTGATGTCTCCCACATACTTGTAAGCGCTGTTGGGTCCGGCATCACCGTTGAACTGGCCGACATACATAAACAAATCTCCACCCTGTATCAATACAAATTCACCTATATTACTAGCATTCGGTGGAGGAGATATCGACGACAGCTGATCAGCAGAAGCCAGATGAGCAAATATAGTGAACCCCTTTCCGGACGGACCAGTATATCCTACTCCAGTTGGACCTGCGGAACCGGCTGGACCTGTATTGCCGGTATCGCCTCCAAAACCAATACCAGCAAGTCCTCTGGGCCCAGGTATACCCTGGGGTCCAGTCGTACCCACTGAAAAGGCGGTTAGGGCCCTGTTGAAATCATCGTAACTATTGAATACTGGCATGTTTATATACTTAATAAATAATTTTTTAATTGGTTATTAATTTAAATATTAATTTGATTATTTCGATTCTCATCATTTGGATTAAAATAAAAAAATAAAATATAAGATATTACTAAAGAAATAAAGAAAAAATATAATGGCAAATTTTTCGGCGTACTATAAGAATATATGCACCTATGATTTTTCAAACCCGTACAGTTCGCAACTATGGTCCAGATATCGGCCGCCAAATCCGGCAGATTTTGGACTGGCGACTGGAACACAAACATACAATAAATTGGACGAACGTCGAAAATGCGAAATATTGAAATACAAGAAAAATGCAAGCAATATGACTAAAAAGGAACAATTTGCCGCCGCCGCTCGCGGAACACTATTGCCGAAACGCGGTTTCGCAATTCAGACAGATACCACAACCAATCCAAATGTAGCGGGTCTTGCCCAAGTCGGTAACTTGTTCGTATGTCCTTCACGAACCAAGCCGTGCAGTCTTACAACTGAGTGCGACGTTCCCGGTCCACCGATCAGCTTGTGTTACGATGATTCCATTCCGCTCTACAATTACGTCCGAACATACGAGTACAAGGCCGGCGAAGTTCTGACGTCCGAAATTCCAACACTGGCGCTGACCGCGCCGAACAATCTCGTTCTTACGAGCGGCGACAAGCAGCTGGTTGCAATATGGGCGGCTCCAGATAAAGATGCCGACGGTATAAATTATGGCGGTTATGCTTTGGCTGGATACCGTATCGCGTATTCCACCGACCGCAGCAACTGGACGTTCGCGCCGGGTGTTGTCGGGGGGGTTGTCGGGCTTATAAACACGTACACTATAACCGGCCTAACAAATAACGTCGCGTACTATGTGAAAGTGGATTCGATAAATACGGCGAATCCTAAAAAAATGTCGGCCTTTCCAGCTATTTCTTCCGCAACTACTTGGTTGGTTCCAACGAAGCCGCTAAACGTGGCCGCCGCCGGGGGTGATACTGTAAATGTTGTAAATAATGGAGTTATGGATGTAGATAAAACCATCATTATCGTCACATGGTTGGCCCCATTTTCGAACGGTGGAACGCCGATTACGGGGTATACGATAGGCTATTCCACGGATCGTTTGACTTGGATTTATCAAGTCGGTATAGTATACACGTACGATTCTAATACCGGAATATATACATCTCAGTTCAGTGGAACATTTGACAATCCGATTATCGCAAAATCCACGTATTACATTCGCGTCGCGGCGATTAATTTGGTCTCTTTTAGAGATGGTATACCATCACCTTATTCTCAGTCAGTCGAAGCGCTCACACTTCGAGCTCCGAGCAGCGTCGACAACGTGGTTATAACGACAACCGCGAAACAAATAAATGAAATATCGCTCAAATGGACCGCCCCTACATCCAATGGGGGTGGAGCAATACAATTATATACAGTATCGTATTATGTTTCGGGAACGACTGGCGCAGAAAGGTTCACGACAATAGCGGGAACTACCACAGCCACAATAACCAACTTTACAATAACCGGATTATTAAAAGGAGTTAATTATACAATGCTGCTAACGGCGGAAAACAAAAAATACACATCAGAACCTTATCAAATTAGCGCCCGCACGAATAATACTCCAGGCATACTCATCGGGTTGAGAGCGGTAGTTACAAGTGGCGAAATTATTCTCTCTTTTGTAATAGACGACAATGGCGGATCGATCATTAGCTCATTCATTGTTCAAGTGTCGGCCGATAATATCGACTGGACCAATTATGAATACGTTAATGCGACCAATACATCGTTCGGTTCTGTAATAATGAATTTAATGACGACCAATCTCATCTCAAGCGGTACGGTTTTACCATCAGGTGAACTCAAAACAAAAACATTGTACTATTTTAAAGTGGCGGCAAGAAATGTGCTATATCCAACTATAGTTGGTACGCTCACAAATTATAACATAACTGCAATGATACTGGTGGTTCCGGGTCCGCCTATTATAACAAGTATTACTGCAACAGTAAACACGGGAAATAGCCAATTAGGGCGCATAGTTCTCATTTGGACCGCTCCATCCGATAGGGGCGGTGCGAATGTTGGCGAATTAACATATATTATAGAATATTCAAGTGTTATTGGGGATCCCAAGCAATGGGTATCATATAATACTGCGAGTACTGCCATTTCAGGTACGATTGCATCAATAACCAATTTGGTGGTCGGCAATAATTATTTTTTCAGAGTATATGCACTGAACGCAATAGGCCGGTCGGTTCCAAGCAGCGAAAGAAATGTAGAACTTAAATTAATTAATTAACTAATCAATCGTCGCCCAGTATTTCGAGAACCTTTGCATAGTATTCTGGAGATATTTCACATCCCCGGAATTGCCGGTTCGTGTGTTTGCACGCGATCGCGGTGGTTCCGCCGCCAAGGAATGTGTCCAATACAACATCGTCCACATTCGAGTGTTTTTCAATCAGCGCTTCAAACAAGACCAAACTCTTTTGCGTTGGATGAAATCTATTTTTCCCGCCTTGCAGGGGGAAGTGATAGATTCCGTTATCGTATTTGCTGTGAAATGTGCCTTTTCCCCCTTTCACGCCGAGCAGCGCAACCTCGCGACAGTTGGTCAAGTAGTTCACGCTGGAATTCAGTGGCTGTGGATTGGTTTTTATCCATTCGATCATTCGAATCTGTTTGAATTTGTGTTTCTCCATCAGATCCTTCAAATACGATATCTTCCACAGGTCGAAGAATATGATGGCAGTTCCGCCTTGTTTGAGTTTCTTGTAATACTCGCCGACATATCCATCAAGAAGTTCCATAGAAAATTCGCTATCCCAGGTCCCAAAATCGGTCTTGACGCAGTATTTTTTCCCGTAAATGGTGCCGTACTTCATATAGTTTCGTTTCTTTGCCTTAGTATCTATTGGATCATCCGCATTATCGGATTCGGTGTGTTCGGCCTTGTACACTAGCCATTCAGCTTCAGTTTTCACGAATTCTACTGAATCAATTTCGTTCTGCTTTACGGCATTATAGTGCGCGTTCATTCCCGTTTCCCGCGAAATGATATACGGCGGATCCGTTAGGACCAGCGCAACGCTTCCGTTTACAATTGTAGATAAGTATTGCATCCCATCCACGTTTCGAATTTCTGAAGTCATTCTTCTAATAATATTCATATAATTATAATTAATGATTAAAATTATATGATTATATCAATTTTTATATTAATGATGTTTACACATCATACATTTCCTCGTCCAATTCAGACGCAGTATCTTCATCGTCTTTCATTCTCGTATCCACCAACCCTGCGCGTTTTTTTGCGGGTTTTTTAACCGCTACTCTCGCCTTTTTAGGTTTGGGTTTTACGGACTGTGGTGCGATTCTTGCAGCAACTGTAATAGCATTTACATTTGGTTTTTCAAATATTTCGGTTACTTCTTCTCCTTCCCCTTTTTCTTTTCCATCCCCATACACATCCCCATCCACATCCACATCCCCATCCCCATCCCCATTACCCTGCTTAACACCTAATTCTGGTTCACTATTTCCATCGTTATTATTATCATTAATCCCATCATCCACATTATCGTCAGTGTCTTCATTGTCTTCATTGTCAGTGCAATTCATATTTTGTGAAGCCGATGATGATTCATTATCGCTACTTTCACTTTCACTATCGTCATCAACGATAATTTCATCAAATCCAATATTAATACGCTGGCCCAAATTTTCAGGTATAGTAATATTAGTACTTGAATCTGATGCTAGTTTCAATTTTGTTTTTGATTTTAATTTATGTAATACGCGCGATGCTTCTGCCGCTGCTGCTGCTGCCGCCGCCGAATCCTCCACAATGAATCCATCTTTTAAATACCCGTCTCTTGTTTTTTTCTTTTCCGAAACGGTTTCCAATTCGTCTATTTCGGCATCGTCATCGTCTGCCATTTTTGTCAAATCGTCAAATCCGCCAAATAATTGCTTGTATAGTTTTTCCCATAATGCAACCGTAAATGGTGCGCGCGAAACAAGCATGCAATCGCCGAAAAAAAGTGTCTCGTCCACAGGAGGTGGAAATTCGTATTTGTTTTCTTGACCGGCTCTGCCATCCGTTCTGGCCCATAATTCAACCGGAAAAGAACTTTTTTTAACGCGCCACGTTGTACGATGCTTGAACGATTTCTCGTAGGTGGGTGGAGTAGCGCATACTTTGATATAATGTTCCCGGTTCAGTTCGCACTCGGTAAGGTATATTTCTTTCAATGTTCCGCGTTTGGATATTAGTATGCAATTGTTGAACGACGTGGCGGTAACCCCCTTCTTCATTTTACGTATTACGTATTAGTTTACTTACATGGTTATAATGAAAAGGATTTATATCATTTTATAAAATTATAAAATATGCAGTCGTTCGTTATTTTCCATTTTATTTAATATTCTATGATTATTATAATGATAATGAATAATTATGAATCAACTCATACCAATGTCGACAATCAAAGAAGAAGAAGTGCCGGTTCCCGCACCAGCGCATATAATTAAACCCGCCACTATGACGGCAAGCGATATTCTGACAATGGACACAATGATGAATATGGAAGCGTATACAAAATACTTAAAACGCAAACAGCTTACATCGGGGATTAAGGATCAAAGTGATGCGGTCGAGAGAAAGTTCTACAGGCGACGGATACTGGATCTAACCAAGGAAATGTTTCGCGGCGGCAGTCATCGTGTCGAAAGTGGGATTAATTCCACCGGAGTTGAAAGCGCGTTTGATGCTTACATCCGCGCGTGCATAATGCATTTCAAATTTATCGATTTGGCAGACGTGTTGCAGACCGAGTACGCTGATATGGGCTCTGCACCAACCAATACCACTACACCGGTTGACGATATTTCCGATTTTAACAAACTGTGCTTTAATCCCGAATACGAATATGAAACTTCAAATACGACGAATATGAAAAAACTCGTTAAAATAAAGGCAACCACATCCAATGCGTTAGAAATGCTCTTTATACCAGTGGCATCATCGGCTATCGATAAAGATAAGGAGGTTATTCATAATGATACTAATGCATTATTTGCACCTAAAACGAGAGATGTGAATTTAATGGACGAGCAGTTTAAAATGAAGGGAATTAAACCTCGGCCGAAACGATCAAACCCGAAAATCGAACCCCCTGCATAATATAAATAAAAATATATTTACTTAAAAATATATTAATAAAATAAAATATATATTATGATTAATTAAACAAACATAAAATGCCAATCGATAAAGATCAAAAACTTAAGCCATTGGTATGCAGTCCCACACCCGCAAATGACACGACATCCGCGCCAGCGAGTTCCGACACGTGCTATTCTAATACCACGCTGACAAAACTGAAATCGGCGTGGAATGCCAGGCACCCCGACGAACCGATAACCACAAACGACCCGACCGAAATATGGGATTTTTTGCGGCGACAAATGTCGCGCGTATGCAAGAACGAAGCGTGCTGGCTGCGCAAACTGCTCATCACCGAAGAAAATGGAAAGTACCGCGATATTCTAGATTTCACGTTTGCGCCGCGCGCGCCGAAAGAGTGGATTAAAAAACCGAATACGTGGCTCACGAGCGTGGATATTGAAAATGTAATGAAACAATACGAGCACGCCTACCCATCCTTCATGTTCTTGGGGCCCACCCCGATCGATTTCGATAAAAAATTGTCGGCCGGCGAATGCGTGTGGAACGACTTGTGCAATTTCAATATCGGCAATATGATCAAGCGCGGGAAACGGCATTTTGGAATGATATTTAATACCGACCCGCACTATAAATCAGGATCGCATTGGATTTCGATGTTTGTGGACGTGAAACAACGCGTCATTTTCTTTTTCGACAGCACGAGCGACGATATTCCAAAGGAAGTGCAGGCGCTGGCCGATCGCATCATCAGGGATGCGCGCGCGCTATCTCCGAGCATCGAGCTTAAACTGGTCGTCAATAAAAAAGATCACCAATATAAGAATACGGAATGCGGAATGTACTCACTGTTTATGATTGTCAGTATTCTTACAAATCGAATGACCCCCGACGATTTCGCCAAAAAACGAATCCCCGATCAGCAGATGGAGCAGTTTAGGAAAAAGTATTTTAATTCACCCGAACTTACGGAAGTGCCTGACGGTCCGTCGGACAGTTTTTAGGGTCATATTTAGTTAATTATTTTAATTATTTTAATTATTTTCATTTTTATTTTATTATTTTTTATTCATATTTTTCTTGATTTTATTTTATTTATTTATTTATTTTATTTTATTTTATATTATTATAAATATAAATAAATAAAATAACCATCCATGCTCAACAAGTACGTAGT